CAAACTTGAGTATCAAACTATTATTATGCCTACACTGGAGGCTGATGACGCGCTTGGCATATTTGCTACTAGCAATCGGGATTGTTGTATCGTCTCCCCCGACAAAGATCTCCGACAAATCCCAGGTCAGTTGTGGGACATGAAGACAGAACCGTTCACAGTCGACAAAGAAGAAGGCAGACGTTGGCACTACATCCAAACACTTGCAGGTGATCAGACCGATGGCTATGCAGGTGTACCAGGTTATGGCGTCAAAACCTCTGCTAAATTATTTGATGAGAAAGGCTATTACTGGGATACAGTTGTTAGTGCTTTTGAATCTAAAGGAATGACTTTTGAAGATGCACTATTAAATGCCCGACTCGCAAAAATCCTTCAACGAGAAGATTACAGCTATGAGTTTAACAGACCCATCCCGTGGTATCCCTCCGCCGCCGATTACAAAAATGACGATGGAGCAGGAGTTTCAACTGAAGAGGATCGAAGGGCTATTAGAGAAGGCATCTAGAGAAGACATCATCACTGTCTTTATGGCTCTTCAGGAACAGGTTTATGTCCTGTCCAACAATGTCAAACAACTTGTAATGAAATGGTAGACTCACCCGATTCCATTGTTTTCGATTCCCCCTCTCACTACACACGTGGTAATATTGAGGTTTGGGATTTTATCCGTGACCAACAACTAAATTATCATCTCGGTAATGCTATTAAATATATTTGCAGAGCCGGTTACAAAAGTCCTACAACAAAGATCGAGGACTTGCAAAAAGCTATCCACTATCTTGAAAATGAACGCACCCATCTCTTGTCACAGCAGCATTTCGGAGCAAGCAATCGAGTTCCGTACCGCGTATTCTGTGACGAACTCGAAGGAGAACCGGACTATGCAACTGGCTTTGATCGATGAAGAATTCCATGAATTCCAATCAGCGGTCTATAATGAGCCTTATGAAAATGAACTGAAGGAATTGGCAGACCTTGTTTATGTCTGCTTCCAATATGCCGAGAACATGGAATGGGACCTGGAAGAAGCTCTCCATCGTGTCCACAGATCCAACATGTCTAAGCTAGGCTTGGACGGTAAACCTATCCGCCGTGCTGACGGTAAGGTCCTCAAAGGACCAAACTATGCCCCACCTGAAATGACTGACCTTATCAATGGATAAATATATCTCCCGTACAGGACGCGTGCAATCCTGGATGGATGAACCCGATGGACGCTTGCCTGTGTCCTGCACAGTATTCAACGTTCTTGACTCGATGGAGGGTGACGATGGCATTGAAGATTCGTGGCGTTTTGCCTCTCATGCGCTCCGTAATGGCGCTGGATGCGCGATCCACCTTAGTGAACTACGAGCTAAAGGAAGCGATAATGGCAAGGGACTTGTTGCTAGTGGTCCTGTCTCGTTTGGACGCATTTATTCGGCGCTCAATGAAACACTCCGCCGTGGTGGGCGATACAAAAACGGAGCAATCGTCCTTCACCTCGACCTCAACCACCCAGATGTAGAAGAGTTTATCACGACTCCTCGTGAAATGCTGCCTTGGGCTAAGCGTTGTGTCAATGTTACCCCTGAGTGGTGGAAAGCTACTGACACTCTGACTAAACTTAAACTGATCAAAGGAATCAAAGCTGGTGATATCTGGCTGAATAAAGTTAAATACCATGGAACACAACGAATCCGAGGAAATGTATGCCTTGAAGTGTACTTGCCAAGCCGAGGGACGTGTCTGCTACAGCACATTAATCTTGGACAGACCTCATTTGAAGACATCCCTGAAGCTTTCTATTATGGGATGCAAGAACTTTGTGAGCTACATTCAAGGACAGGTGTCGGAGAGACTGGAGAATACCTTGATCCTTCCGTCGATCGACAAGTTGGACTTGGAGTGTTGGGTCTCGCAAACCTGTTGCGGCGGTACAGTGTCTCCTATGAACAGTTCGGGCGAGCTATTGAGCAATACCTGGCTGGAGAAAAGAAAGCAACAGTAGCCTATGAGTTGGTTACTAAGATCGATGAAGGTATTAAAGAAGCTGCTAAAGTAGCACGTGATAATAACATGGTAAGGGCGTTTGCCATCGCGCCAACCGCATCCTGCTCTTATCGGAGTCAGGATGTGGAGGGGTTCACATGTGCCCCTGAGATTGCCCCACCAATTTCCCGCACGGTTGACCGTGACAGTGGAACGTTTGGTGTCCAAACCTACGACTACGGCGAAGTAGAGATCGCCAGTGAGGTAGGCTGGGAAAATTACAAGCGAGTTGCAGATGGTATTATGCGGCTCTATAATAGGACTGGACTTCTTCACGGTTACTCATTTAACTGGTGGTCAGATTTGGCTATCATGGATGAGACGTTTATTGAAGAGTGGCTCGAATCGCCCCAGACTTCGCTCTACTACTCCCTCCAAGTAATGGGGGATGTACAAGACAAATCTGATGCGTATGCTGCACTTGATGAAGCAGAGGTTGATGATTATCTTGCATCTCTCATGGAGGACAATGAACCTCAATGTGATTGTCAAGAATGAACCCCTACGAGAAACTAATGGCGCGAAAGCGTAAATGGACACCAGTCAAACCTGTTGCTGGTCAATGTCGTGAAGGTGCGGAGGAAACAATCCACCGTGCTCTAGCATTACGACATATGGAACTGCCTGTTGGCGATTTTATCACTGATGCCCTCTCTAATGAAGTACCTGAAGTCGCACGGGAATTACTACTGTCCAATGTCACTGACGAAGAAAACCACGACCTCGCACTCAGTTATATTGCCGACGCTTACGGTGTGGACCCGAAAGCTGAAGCCGAGGCACTCAAACTACAGCAAGCTTGGATTGCTCATCCAGATCATACCGTGCTCAAAGCAATGGTGGCGGAGCGTGCGATTTTCTTTGTACTCCTGCCGTTTTTTCGCTTTAACGGTGATGCTGGGATGAGAACTTGCTCAGCTGATATTAGTCGTGATGAACAGATTCATGTTGCATGTAATTCACTTGTATGTAAAGAGTTGGGGCTCGAAGTATCTCCTTCCCTTGATAAGCTCCGCAAAGCAACAATCAACTGGGTGATGCAGCCACTCAAGGCTAATGCCGATAAATATTTAGACAAAAAATTTTGGCTGGATTCCAGCGATCGGCTAATGTATGAGGGCAAGGCTCCTCAACTTTCTGCCACCAAATCTGCCCGTATGCCCGCATTTTTTGAACATGCAAACACCAATCTCCCTCAATACGCTTGAGACCAATGGCATGGTCCTCAATGCTCTCATCAATGAGTTGAAGGAAACTTTTCCACCCGTTACACCCGCTCCCTCTGATCAGATCTCACACATTATGTATCGTGCAGGACAACGATCAGTAGTGGAGTGGATCATTAATAAATTGGAAGAATAGTTATGTGTTTTGGTTCTGGACGCTCACAACAACCCGCAAAGCCACCCGATCCTCCGGCACTGCCTCCACCGCAGACTCCCCCGCCGCCGCCGAAGCCCCCAGCTCCTGCTCCTCAGCCACTTCAAACTGAGAAATCACGTCCTGGTATTCAGCTGAAGCGTAACCGCAGGGAAGCACAAGGAGCAGTCAGTAAAGGTACTGGTGCGCTTCGTATTCCACTCAACACTGGACAACCTAAGTCTGGAGGCTTGAACATTTGAAGGCTAAGCAACGCTACGGAGAGCTGACAGGTACCCGGAATGCTTTTCTCACTAAAGCAGAAGAGTGCTCTCGTCTGACTCTCCCTTATCTAATCCATCAAGATGATGGACGAACAACTAATCGACCACTACCTACTCCCTGGCAATCAGTTGGAGCTAAGTCTGTGGTATCTCTTGCAAGTAAACTAATGCTTGCACTTCTCCCTCCTCAAACTACGTTCTTCAAACTGCAAGTTCGTGATGACAAACTAGGAGAGGAGCTTGATCCTACTATCCGTAGTGAACTTGATCTTAGTTTCAATAAGATTGAGCGGATGGTGATGGATTATATCAATGCATCAAATGATCGTGTTGTTATTCACGAAGCAATCAAACACTTGATTGTTGGTGGTAACTCTCTGATCTACATGGCT